TTCTAGCCTCTCGGCATGGGGGTGTGCCCTGTGGTAACACAAGGGATATCCACTTAAGGAGCTTGCGAGGCTCCGCCCCCAAAAGGAAGAAACTGCATGGAACCACGTTCAATCGTAACCACGCGCCCCGTAGTGATCACCGAGACGATCGGTTCGAACACCACCTATACGGTGCTGTCTCAGAACTACATCTTCGACGAATTGTCGATAGGTGCCAACTATCAGGGGCCGCGGAACGATCCCGTGGTCAATGCTCAGACGTTCACTAAGCGTCTGGACACAGCATACTGGGGACAGTATGATCTGTGGAGTCCGGGTTATCACCAGACCCGTAGTGGTGTTGTGCGGTCCTTTACGCACGTTGGTGTACCAGGAAGTTGGGGTGTGGCCTATGATGGCCCCATCTTTGCTTACCTGTACAACGAATGTGTGTCAAAGTTCTATGATCAAGTCCGCGGTGACGTGGACTGGGCTGTGAATGTGGCAGAAGCCAAACAAACACTGTCCGCGATCAGAGAATATCGGGACTACCTGATCCCGCTTGCTGACAAGCTAGCGGTTGAGGGAGGACGTCTCGTTAGATTCGTGCGACGTTTTCATCCTCGCCAGTGGGCGAAGCGTTGGCTCGAGTACCAGTACGGGTGGAAACCACTCGTCACTGATATGTACCAGACTTACCATCAGATGATGGACTTCGCGACGTACCACTTGGTTCGGGTGGAGGCAAAGAAGACGTATCGAACTCGCCACGTGGTAGAGTGGCCTGACGAGGAATTCAACGGTAGTCTCGAGAAGGTGACCTACAGGTCGTCTTATCGGATGAAGGTTGGAGGAATCGCCAGAATGGAGCAAGATCGTCTGCTCGCGCTATCAGGCTATACCAGCTTGAACCCCGCGAGTCTCGCTTGGGAACTGGTCCCTTTCAGCTTCGTCGCTGACTGGGTCTGGAACCTGGGTGGGTATCTGCGCAGTTTGGAGAGTTCCCTCCTCCTCACGGTCCTTAACGGATACAAGGTGGAAGGGTACCAAATCGCTTCAGACGCGCGCTACATGGGCTCTTTGCAGAGTACTTACGACAACCGGCAGCTTACTGCAACAGCAGCAGCTGTACGGAGTTATAAGAATAGGCAGCCGTCATCACTGACGCCTTCCTACCCTGTAGTTCACCTCGAAATGGGGTGGCAACGGCTTATCTCAGCCGCATCGCTGATCTCAAGTCATCTCAACGGCGCCGGTAGGCGCTAGTCGGTGCACGAAAGGTCACTAGAGGTAAGGTCGCGGCTTCGGCCGTTTCTTAACAACCGATATTTGGAGTTATAACTCATGCCGTCGATTGCGAACATCGTTCTCGCAGACGCACAGGGAACCCCTGTGGACCACACGTTCAGCCCACTCGGCCGCGACGCCAATGGCGTCTGGTGGTGGGAAGACCGCTCGGCTTCGGCCGCAGCTGGTTACTGGCGCATCTCCGCACGACTCAAGCGGGTTCCCCCGCCGTCGAACGGTTATGTCGCCGGGCCCGCCATGGTCAACAAGGTCGAATTCGGCATTCACATGCCGATCCTGGAGACGTTGGGCACCTCGGATAGCGGCTTGACGCCGCCCCCGACCGTGGCCTACATCGACAGGGTGAAGGTGGAATACACCTTCGCCGACCGCGACTCGTTGCAGAACCGTAAGGATCTGCGGAAGATGATGGCCAACAGCCAAGCGCTGACGGACATCATCACCTTTGTCGAACAGATGGAGGACTTCCGGGGCTAACGCCTCGGTCGTATCCACTGCCTCAAAAGGGCAGGAACGATCCTTAACGAAAGGTTTTTAAGCCTATGGACGAGATTTATTTCGCCCTCTGCAAGGAAGTTGACTCGGCTCGGTCCCTAGCCTGCTGGCTTCTGTATAAGTACCGCGAACATAAGCAACTCGCGGACCTGCAGTTCCAGCCTAGGAACTATATGGAGTACGATGTACCTCGTGTGCAACGAGACTACCTGGTAACAAAATTCCTTTCTAAATGGAAGGGGTTAGAAACCAAGGTCGACTTGCATGCGGCAGCTCTCGAGGCCTTCCAAGCCTCAGAGCGGTCGTGTCGAGAGACGAATACCCGAATCCGGAAGTGGCGCAAGGAGGGCTTCCCGCCCTTCCTGGCTCAAGTCCTTCACTTGAGTCAGCGAAAAATTGCTACACTTTTAGGACCGGTGTCGCTCTTGAAGATCGACCCGTACTTTGGGTGGGGTCCTGGGGCGACTTACGACCTCCGTCGGAGTCGTGCCCAAGTGGACAAGAAAATAACGGCACACCCGGTTACCGTTTCACGTGGCGCTCAGGCCTTGGCCGAAAGCGTCATACGACTCAGCCCTCACTGGGTTGAGGCTATCCTCGGGGTTCGCCCCGATGGGCCATTCTCCTTCACAAAGGGAATGTTCCACTGCATCGAGTGGTGCAGGGGTACGACGGTTCCTAAAGACGCAAAAACCAACCGGTTTATCGCCATCGAGGCGACGATGCTCACCTACCTCCAAAAGGGTGTAGGTGGCTTCTTCCGGAGTAGGTTAAAGCGTAGTGGAGTCGATCTGGATGACCAGACAGTGAATCAGCGATTGGCCCACAAGGCCTTGCGCTCGAACCTGTGCACTCTTGACCTCAAGAGTGCTAGCGACTCCGTGAGCACTGAGCTTGTTTATGAGCTCCTTCCTGTTGATTGGGTGCTACTTCTCGAAGACCTTCGCTCAAAAAGCGTGGAAATCGATGGAGCGGCTCCTCAAAAGTTGGAAAAGTTCTCCTCAATGGGGAACGGCTTCACCTTTGAGTTGGAGAGCTTGATATTCTGGGCTTTATTGACCAGCGTTCAAGAGCTCCTAACTCGCAGGGGGACTTTTGGTGTGTACGGAGATGACCTGATTTGCTGCCGTGAGGCAGCTCCTGATGTAGTCTATGTCCTAAATCAAGTTGGCTTCACAGTCAACGAGACTAAGTCATTCTTCCAGGGGCTCTTCTACGAGTCCTGTGGAAAGCACTACTTTAATGATCAGGAAGTCACGCCCGTCTACCAAAAGGAGTACCTCTCAGAGGCCGAACTGGTACGGTGTCATAATCGCCTTGTACGGTGGGCTGCCAGGGTGGGCACGAGTGATCCTCGTGCTTGCTTTGCTGCTCGTCGTCTTGCTAGTGGACCTACTCGTTCTTGCGTCATTCCTTATGGGAGTGAAGCGGACGATGGGTTTCTAGTTTCAGCGACTGAAATCGTTACCAGGGCTCTGGAGGTGGACCCAAACCGCGGTTACCGCGTTAGGGTACTCAAGTTCGCGAAACGTTCCTTCCCAGGGAACGACGCGGCCTTTCTCGCTCTCGCTTTTGAGAAGTCTACTTATCGGGTTTGGGACCCGGTAGGCTACCTCGATTCGCCCCGCAAGGGCTACGAGGGTGAGATCGACTTCGTGTCTGACCGGGAGGTCAGAGAAGAGCAGGCGCTCTACTATGGGCGCCGGTGGGTCATCCCACTCGGTGTGTGCCC